ATAAAGCAATAAAAAGTGGTGTGAAGTGGTATATTTAATCTCTCCATCTCCGCCAAATGAACAAAAACCACCATAAATGCGGTGGTTTTCTTTTATATACACGATTTTTACACGATTGTGTTCAATATCTTCACTGCACGTTCTTCCTCTCGTGGGTAGAGGTGCGAGTAGGTGTTCCATGTCATTGATATGTTGGAATGTCCAAGACGTCTTGCTATCTCCTGAATGTTTATGCCCTCATTGGCAAGCAAGGAAGCGTGGCTGTGACGGAAGTCATGAATACGGATACGTTTGACACCTGACAAGTCTGCAAACTTCTTATTTGTCTTTTCAAGGGACGTGTCACGAATAGGACGCTCACCGCCGCAGATGTACATATCATCACTGAACTTTGGCACTGCTTTCTTACAGCGTTCGTAATGTTCGGACAGCACTGCTCTTAACGGCTCTGGTATCTGTATCGTCCGTATGCTTGGCTTGTTCTTTGGTGGTGTGATACGATCACCGCCTTTGAGTTTCTGAGCAATGCTCTTGGTGATGGATATGTAGCCGTCTTTTATATCCGTCCATTGCAGAGCGTATATCTCGCCTTTTCGCATACCCATGTAAAATGCTATGTTGAAAAATACATAGTAGTTCCATTCGTACATTGAGCCGCCGTCCTCTGCGGTCTGAGCATAATTCTTAGCTGCCGATATGTATTTCTTGAACTCGTCAGGCGTGTAGAAAAGCATTTCTTTCTTGGCTTCAAGGGGCGCTTTGAAGTTGCCTGCGGTTATAACGGGGTTTTTCGGAATGTATTCCATTTTCACAGCATAGTTCATCATTGCACGAAATTCGCCGTAAATGTTCTTTCGAGTGACGATAGCCAATCCCTGTTCTGACAGCTCCTGTTTCCACTTCTGCACCATTGGTACGTTCAGATTATCTATCCTCACGCTTTCAAAGGTGGGCAGGACGTTCTTTTTCAGTATTCTTAGGGACTTGTCCAGTGATGTTTCGCGGACCTCTGAACACTTGGCGGTGATGTACTCCGTGAATAGCTGTCCGATAGTCATTTTTGGAGCTATCTCTTTAGCATTGAGCTTTTGTGTAAGCTGGAGTTCAAGCTGCTTAGCCGTCTCTGCACCGAACGCCACACGGTCTATCTGATGAGGCTTTCCGAAACTGTCCGTATAATTGATACGCACACGATATTTTTGCAGACCGTCTTTTCTGATGTTTTTACCGTTCTTGTCCGTCATTTTGTAGATCGGCATAAATATTCCTCCTATTCTTGACACTTCCCCGAAAGTGTGCTACAATAAAAGGGCAAAATTCGCCCTTTCTTAACGGGTTGGGGTGTGAATTTTAATTGAGCTGATATTGGTAGTATCCGCTCTGCTCGCCTCTGAGTGTTGGTAGCACTTGGGGGCGAGATTTTTTATTTACTATTTTTATCAATAAACCTGGATGTTTTAGCCAAGTAATCAGGCATTGGCATTTGTATTGCAAAGCAGCCAGGAGTAGTGCAAGATGAATGCAATGAAATATTATCAATGCTTATGTATTCTGATAAGTCTTTAAGCGACTTTTTTAGCTTGCTTACAGGAAGTTGCGGCGTATGCAAGAACTCGAATGAAACTGAATTTTGCTTGTATAAAACATCTATCTTTTCTAATTTTAGAACTACATCAAAAGTCATTTTATAGTAGCAGACTATATATTCGGCATTTTCTTTCATGAACTTTTTACAAATACGGGGGTAATCATCAAGGTCATTCATCATTGTAGCTTTTTCTGCATATTTAGGGGTAGAATAAATTTGAAAGCTGTTGGTTTCGGTAACTGGTTGCTTTGCTTTGGAAGAAGAATTATGCTCTTGTAAATGCTCTTCCTTTTTGAGACGCATTTTTATTTTGCTTGTTCTTTTGGTCATACGAGACAAAACATTTCTGTCCCATAGCTCTATTCCATTAACTTTTGCTAACTGTTTTGCTGGCTCAGTAAAGTATTGATTTGTCATAACAACGCCTTTATTACAACCATAATATGCAAGTCCGCCAATTACTTCTTGTATAGGTTTATTGTCAAGTTTGTGGCTATAGCATTTACATTGTATTGCATATTTTCGCATACCTTTTCTTGCAATAATGTCGACGCCATAGTCTCCAGAGCCTTGTGTAACTTTTACGTCATAAAAGCCGTTCATCTTCAAGATATCAGCACAAGCAAATTCGAATCTATGACCTTCCATATTATCAAGCTGAGACATTGTATATTTTCGATTAAAAAATCCGAATATTTTGAGAATAAGAAGTATGCCAATAACCGATAAAATGATTATTTTGGCTTTAGTAGAGAGATGTGTTTTGGCTAAATTAAAAATAGTAAATACAATACAAGCTAATATTGTGTAGCCAAATATAGTGGCAATGCAGCCTGGCTCTGATTTGCTTTTCTTTTTACCCATATACGTTTCTCCTAATTGATGTTTGAAGTATCAGCAGGGGATTTTATTTTAACACTCTGCCCTGAGCGTCAGTGAAGTTTCCCTGAAACAAATTTATCATATCAACTATTGCTCCAATAAAGAAACCTCCGAAAGTAAAGAAGTACAGCAAACCTGTGCCAGCTTTGCCTACATAAAATCTGTTCAAACCGCCCAAGCCTAAAAAGGTCAGCAGGCAAAGTATTTCAGCTGTGCTTTTGCTCTTAGGGCTTATCTGCTCAACAGGAGCTTGCGGTGCGACCTGCTGGACGTTTGTAACGTATGTGATGTGCTGAACGATATTGCTGTTATGCTCAACGTGGTTATCAATTTTCTGTGGCTGCGGCAGTTCGTGACCACAATATTCACATACTGCCACGCCTGGTGCGTTTTCACCTTTACAATTTGGACAAGTCATAATTTTTCCTCCCTATAAATCGACATTTGTAAACAATTTATTGAAATCATTTACAATGTCTTAAATTGGTGATATAATGTATTTGTAATCATGCAGGAGAAAATTCTGTGTGCTATCCCTGTCAGTATTTGCGGTGCTGACGGGGATTTTTTTTATTATAAGGATTTTATAACTGTTTTTACAATGCCGAGTATTCTTATGCGGTCTCTTTCTGCACCGACAAACTCTCTCGGCTGATATTCGGGATTGAATGATACAAGGGTTATCTTGTCATCAGAATACTTGATTTTCTTCACAACGCCGTTTTCACCGTCGATAAGGGCAACAACTACCTGTCCGTCCTCAGCCCAATCCTGCCTTAATACTTGTATCTTGTCGCCGTTCTCTATCTTCGGATACATACTGTCCCCCGAAACGACAATGCACATTGTATTCTTAGCTTCTTCCTCGCTGACGATATAAAGCGGCATATAGCCTACAACATAGTCGTCAGCATAAGCACCAAACCCAGCCGACACGCTCTCATATATAGGTATTATATGTACGTTGTCTTGCGGGAGTATGGTTGCGTTAGAGTCAATAGGTTCGTTGCCTTTTTTATCTTCTTCGTCCCAGCCCATTAAATAAGAGGGCGTAACACCAAGAACTTTTGAAAACTCTACAATGCTACTGCGAGGTATATCTCGACCCTGTGTTTCAATTTTATTTATTGATGAACGTGATTTATAACCTAAGAGATGTGCTAATTCAGTTTGAGAGTAACCTTTTGCCTCTCTTGCTTTCTTTATTCTTTCACCCATTGTCATTATAGAACACCGTCCTTTATATTGAGTATAGCATTTGTAGCCTATAATGTCAACAAAATTTTACGCTTGTAAAATTATTTTGTCAATGTAGACAAAAACGGGTACAAAAACTTAGCGATATTTTTCCGTAAAATAATGTTGACAAGTATGCCAACATAGAGTATAATATGTTTGTAGACAAATGTGACTACAATAACAAAAAAACGGAGGTGAGGGTAGATGAATACATCTATGTTGCTTGATAAGATTGAGAGTAGCGGAATATCCAAAAGCGAAATCGCAGAAACGTTGGGAATAACTCGTCAAGGGTTGTACAACAAGCTTTGCGGTAAGAAAGAGTTCAAGGCGTCAGAAGTGCGAAAGCTTTCGGAACTTCTTGATCTCACAAGTGCTGAGCGAGAGCAAATTTTTTTTGCTGATTGTGTAGGCATAAATGCCAACAAATGATTAAAGAGGGGTGATAAGAATGAACGAAAATCTTTCAACACTCAGTTTAGACGTTGAAAAAGGAGAATTAAAAGTCAACGGAAAAGATATGTTAGATGTATCGTACTTTAAGCTTGAATTTAATGGTGCTTGGTCATTGACTATATCTGAGGACTTTTACGTCAATGGCAAAAAAAGATCACCTGAAAATTCAGGTGATAAGATCAAGGGACAAATTTTGAAATAAGGTCAAGTACATCGGAAAGACCGTTTTTAAATCGGTTTTCCATATACACAATGGTCTGATCGAGAATATCAAAATCTCCGCCAATGTAAACTTTGATGTATCCATTTCTTGCGAGTTCCAATATGCAATCTGAAATGTCGCTGTCATACCATTTTGATAAGTCTTTATCGCTTTTATAAAAGTCAATTTCAAAACGACGTGATTCAGCCTTTGATTCACCATTTTTACGGCGTTCAAGGTACATTTTGTATATGTAACAAATGACCTTTTCAGAATCCTTTGTAATATTCATAAGTTTGCCTCCTTCCTTTGTAAGATATAGCCATTGTATCACAACTGAGGAGAAAATGCAACAAGTGATTAAAGAGGGGGTGAGGATAGTGAATTTGAAAAAACTAACCTACTATCTAGGTATTGCATTTTGCTTTGCAAGTTTCATAGCAGCGTGCATAAGCTTGATATCTGATTTGAGCATAACAATAGCACTCTGGTCTATGATTGTGAGTAATGTTTGCAGAATAGTATCTTTAGAAGTGGAAATCACTGAGATTCAGATAGAGATTCATCATCAGCAGTAGAGGATTCTTCCTCATTTTCGGATTCGGCAATAGTTTCAAGAATATTTTGCATTTTATCTTGTATGTTGTGAAGTTCTTTAATCTGTTCGTCTTTTTCTGAATTATTATTTATGGTGATGTTTACAGTCGTATTGTATTCGTTTTCTGAATCATCGCTTGATTTAGAGATAATGCTTAAAAGAAAAGTTAATATACTTAAAATCAGTGTTATGAGTTGAAACTTTTGTTCTCTTGTCCAAGGGTTGGTTGTTCTTAAAGATCGTATTTCATTTGATGATATGATATCTTCTTTTGCTTTGGGGTCGATTGGAACTTCCGAAATAAGATTTTCAATGTTGTTGCAAATATCATCTTGGACATTAGAAACGTCGTTTGATTCACTATTAGACGATGTTGAGGAATTTTCGTCAGGAATAATATCGCTGAATTGTGATATAGTTTGCTTCATTACGCCTATTGAAGCTGAGAGTTGTTTTGAAATATCAAGATTAGAGAAGATGTTCCGAGCTGCTTCGTCAAGCATAGATTTCATTGGAGCAATTGCATTTTTGACTACGGCTTGTAATTGCTCGTTCTGCAACTCAAGTATTCGATTAGCTGCCTCTTGAATGGCTTTTAATGAATCAGAATAGCTTGCTTGTGTGAAAGCTAAATAATTGTCGGAAAAATTCAAGATTAAAACTTCCTTTCGTATAATTTTCTACATTATACCACACAAAGTTAGATTTTTCAAGGAGGTACAAAAATGAAACTGTACAAGGTAACGACGATAGACCAGTATCATTATAAAAGGGTGTTCACAGTAGCAGCAAAGAGTCAGTACGAGGCTCTGAAAAAGGCAAGTGTTATTTGGCCCCATGAGAATGTTTTGACTATCGAGGAGGTGAGATAAATGAGGTCACCTGACATTGAAATGGCAGTGCGGCTGTACTATGAAAAGCCCGAAATAACCAATGCGGATATCAAGGAACTGTTCGGCACAGGTGAAACGCAGACTATCAAGATCAAGAAAGCTGTTAAGGAAGAAATGGCAAATCGTGGCGTGAAGTCATGGCTGCCACACTCGGTCAATACCGAGATAGCCTACGAGGTGTGGGGCATTGATATCGACAACTTCGAGAAAAGGCTTAAAAAACTCCGCACGCTTTACGGAAAGGACGTGAGAAAATGATAGCCGTGTTAGAGATAATCAGATGTGCCGCAGCGGTAGCGCTCTTGGTGGTGCTTACAATGTATGTAGCGTACAGGTGGTATGTAAGCGTAAAAGAAACTGCCTACGAGGAAGCAGAGGAGAGCATTAAGCGTGCAGTGAGAGAAGCAGGCAGACCCGTGGTCAAGGTCGAAGTTGAAATGAAAGGAAAGTGGTAATGAGCATCGTAGGAATACTGCTGATAACAATAGCCGTGCTTGCAGGGATAGATGTAGTGATATATCTTGTTCTGAGCGTGGCTGATAGGCACTGGGAGAAACGTTTTGAGAAAGAGGAGGATAAGAACAATGAAAGTTCTGATAGCCTGTGAAGAATCGCAAGAGGTCTGTAAGGCATTTCGTGCAAAAGGGCACGAAGCATACAGCTGCGATATTCAGATGTGTTCAGGCGGTCACCCTGAGTGGCATATATGCAATGATGTTTTGGATATTATCAATGGCAATACCGATTTCTTCACCTGTGACGGCAAGCAGCATACTGTTGAAACATGGGATATGATTATCGCACACCCACCGTGTACATACCTGACGAACGTGGCTACACGCCACTATAGTTTGAAATGCACACCTGCTGAAAAGGTGGTCGAGCGTATGAAACACCGTGAAGAATCAATAGTATTTTTTATGCAGATTGTGTCGGCGAACGCACCAAAAATTGCAGTGGAAAACCCTATAGGGCGTATGAATACTGTATTCAGAAAGGCAGATCAAATAATTCACCCATATATGTTTTCAAACGGACCGGAAGACTCAGAACAGTTTGTCACAAAGGCGACGTGTTTATGGCTAAAGGGGCTGCCTGTCCTACGGCCAACATATACAGGGGACAAGCCTGATAATGGCAAGCTGTTTGGACGATATTCTAATGGTAAATCACGCACATGGGAAGAAACACGTCATTCTGGCAAAGATCGTGCTAAGGTAAGGAGCAAAACGTTTAAAGGTATTGCTTTTGCGATGGCTGAACAATGGGGAAAGATTGAGGAGGACGAAAGCGATGATAGTGATGAGAGAGGTTTTTAAGAGGGACAAGCCCCTTGGCAACGGCAGCGGAGCAGTAAGCCTTTGCGTGTTCCATTCAAATGTCAAGCCTGACGAATGCGGTGCGCTGACAGTAACGCCAACGAAGGACTACTGCCGTAGATGTGCATTCTACAAGACCCGTGAGGATTTTGACAGAGGGCTTGGCGATGCCGCAAGGTCGCTCCGTGAGAAAGGGATTGAACCTGTGAAGAAGATGGACTATGACGGCAAGCAGTATATGAGCGTACAGCCGATAAGGGAGGAATAAAGATGAATAAGGAATTTACAAACGAAGATATCATAAATGCGGCGAAACATTGTGCGACAAATGCTGACTGCGATAACTGCCCATTTTTCGCAACTTTGGAAATTGAGGGTTGCATTGAAACTTTCACACGATACATAGTGAACAACACAAAAAACGAGCCTGCACTGTCTGCCAACAGCACAAGCTCGGAGGTATCAAAAGATACCGATAACATACAACTTGATGATAGCACAAAAGAGCAGATTTGTCAAGCATATGATACCGTAGACGAAGCCTGTACAGATATAATCGATATCTACGAAGGAATGCCGGCATGTGAGCGTAGAGCTTTTGATATCGGAGAAGTGTACGGAAAAATATGCAGCACAAGGGATAAGCTTGAAAATATGAGAGGAGCGAACTAAAATGTCAGTAAAAATAAACTCACTTGAATTTGAGAACGTAAAGAAGATAAAAGCCGTACAGCTTGAGCCTGCAAAGAATGGGCTTACTGTTATCGGCGGTAAGAACAGGCAGGGCAAGACCTCTGTGCTTGATGCTATCGCTTGGGCGCTTGGGGGAGATAAGTACAAGCCGTCCTCTCCTCAGCGTGAGGGGTCTGTTGTCGAACCGCACTTGAAGATCACCCTCGACAACGGTATAGTAGTGGAGCGTTCGGGTAAGAACAGCTCTCTCAAAGTCACCGACAGCACAGGTAAAAAAGGCGGTCAGCAGCTTTTGAATAGCTTCGTTGAGCAGTTTGCACTTGACCTGCCTAAGTTCATAAATCAGTCAAGCAAGGAAAAAGCTTCAACTCTGCTGAAAATAATCGGTGTGGGTGATACGCTCTATCAGTTGGAACATAAGGAACATTCCCTCTATGACCAGCGTACTGCTATCGGCAGGATAGCTGACCAGAAGTCTAAGTTCGCAAAGGAAATGCCTGTGTATGCAAATGTCCCTGCCGAGCCTGTTTCAGCCTCAGAGCTTATCAGACAGCAGCAGGATATACTTGCTCGCAACGGCGAAAATCAGCGTAAGCGTGACCAGAAAGAATACTACGAAAAGCAGTTGGAGATTGCTAAGTCCGCCTATGAACGTGCAAAAGCAAGCTATGAAGCGGCAGCGAACAACTTCAAGCTTGCAAGCCTTGACGCACAAGACCTTGTGGACGAAAGCACAGCGGAGCTTGAAAAGAATATCTCAGATATCGAGGAGCTGAACAAGAAGATAAGAGCAAATCTCGACAGGGAGAAAGCTGAGATAGACGCTGAGGACTACCGTTCACAGTATACATATCTCACTGAGCAGATAGAGGACGTAAGGCAGGCTAAAACTGACCTGCTGGGCAGTGCCGACCTGCCCCTTGAGGGGCTTTCAGTTGAGGACGGAGAGCTGCTGTATAACGGGCATAAGTGGGACAGTATAAGCGGAGCAGAACAGCTTATCGTCGCTACCTCTATCGTGAGAAAGCTCAACCCTGACTGCGGTTTCGTACTTTTGGACAAGCTTGAACAAATGGATACCGACACCCTTGATGACTTCGGCAAGTGGCTCGAAGCACAGGGCTTGCAGGCGATAGCCACAAGAGTTTCCACAGGTGACGAGTGCAGTATCATAATCGAGGACGGCAGGTCAATGGACAACGATAAGGAAGAAAACACAGAAACGAAAACTTGGAAAGCAGGTGCATTTTAATGTATGAGATAACATCAGGAGTTGTAAGCTCCGCACAGAAAGTCGTGATATATGGTCCTGAGGGCATAGGCAAATCCACTTTTGCGGCTCAGTTCCCCGACCCTGTATTTATTGATACTGAGGGCAGCACAAAGAAGCTGAACATCAGACGTTTCCCTAAGCCGTCAAGCTGGGAAATGCTCAAAAACGAGGTAAAGGAAGCTATGAACGGCAGGCTCTGCAAGACCCTTGTCATTGATACATTTGATTGGGCTGAACAGCTTTGCATTGAAACGATCTGCTCGGCACATCAGAAGAAAGGCATTGAAGATTTCGGCTACGGCAATGGCTATGTTTACGAAAAAGAGGAGATAGGCAAGTTTCTTAATCTCTTGCAGGAGGTAGTTGACAGCGGTATCAACGTTGTTCTTACGGCTCACGCACAGATGAGAAAGTTTGAACAGCCTGACGAGCTTGGTGCTTATGACCGTTGGGAGTTAAAGCTCGGCAAGAAAACTTCTTCTCAGATATCGCCTCTTGTGAAAGAATGGGCAGATATGGTGCTGTTTGCAAACTACAAAACATATGCAGTAGCTGTGGATAAGGACGGCAAGAAGTTCAAGGCTCAGGGCGGCGACCGTGTTATGTACACCACACATCACCCTTGCTGGGACGCTAAAAATCGTGACGGACTTCCGCCTGAAATGCCTTTTGAGTATAGTGGTATAGCGCACCTGTTCACTTTCAGTGGGCAACACAGCAACAGCTTTGCTACAGTTGCTTCCGCAGTAGCTGTTGAAGATGCCACGACAAAACAGCCTGTACAGACAGAACAGAAAGCAGACGAGCCTCTTACTGATCTCAGCGGCTTTGAGGACGTTGCACCACCACCTATCGTTATCCCTGATGGCATACCGAAAGCACTTGCGGACCTTATGAGAGCCAACAATGTGAGCGAATCAGACATACGCCTTGTGGTATCTCAGAGAAACTATTTTCCTTATGATACCCCTATTACAAACTATCCTGACGACTTTGTACAGGGCTGTCTGATAGGTGCTTGGGAGCAAATGTTGCCGCTTATCAGAGAAAATCAGAAAGTACCATTTTAAAAGGAGGACAACACTATGGATAATTTTATGGAATACGGCTGGGAAGATGAGATAGTCAACGAGGGCGGAGACTTTGTTCTGCTCCCTGAGGGGGATTATGACTTCACCGTTGCAAAGTACGAACGTGCAAGACACGAGGGGTCGGCGAAAGTGCCGCCCTGCAATATGGCAAAGGTCACATTCACCATTTGGGGTGCAGAGGACAGCGTGGAGATAACAGAGAACTTCTTCCTTTGCAACAAGTTTGAGTGGAAGCTCTCAGCACTTTTCTTGGCTCTCGGTCTGAAAAAACATGGCGAGCCGCTGAAAATGAACTGGAACGCTATCACAGGCAAAAAGGGCAAGTGTCACGTCTACGTTGACAACTACAAGAACAAGGACGGTGAGGACAGGCAGTCCAACAAGATTAAAAAGCTCTATGCCTATGACGAGAATGTGACTACCGTTCAGCCTGCTCAGACGCAGACACCGCAGTATAGCCAGCCTGCTCAGACAGGGGGCTGGAAAGCCGGTGCGTTCTGATGATGAATTTAAGACCATATCAAAACGAGGCTAAGCTTGCTATACTCGAACAATGGTCTGAGGGAATAAACAAAGTCCTTGCAGTTCTGCCCACAGGAACGGGAAAGACAATACTTTTCTCGGCTGTTACGGAAGAATGTGTGCGGCAGGGTAAGCGTGTGCTTATCCTTGCCCACAGGGGCGAGCTGCTTGACCAGGCGGCTGACAAGCTTATGAAGTCAACAGGGCTTGGCTGTGCCACCGAGAAAGCAGAGCAAAGCTGTTTAGGCTCTTGGTATCGTGTAGTAGTAGGCTCAGTTCAGACCCTTATGCGTGAGAAAAGGCTCAAAGGCTTTTCGGAAAATTACTTCAATACCATTATCATTGACGAGGCTCATCACGCTATCTCAGACGGCTATCAGAGAGTGCTTGACCATTTTCCTGAAGCTCAGGTACTTGGGGTAACGGCTACACCTGACAGGGGCGATATGAAGGACTTAGGCTCTGTGTTCGACAGCCTTGCATATGAATACACACTGCCGCAGGCTATCAAAGAGGGATATCTTTCACCTATCAAGGCTATCACCATACCGCTGAAACTTGACCTTTCAGGAGTATCAACTCAGGCAGGAGATTTCAAGGCAAGTGATATCGACACGGCGCTTGACCCATATCTTTATCAGATAGCTGATGAAATGCTCAAATACTGTAAGAAACGCAAGACAGTTGTGTTCCTGCCGCTTGTCAAGACCTCTCAGAAGTTCCGTGATATCCTTATCAGCAAGGGGTTCAACGCCGCTGAGGTCAATGGAGAAAGCACAGACAGAGCGGAGATACTTGAAGCTTTCGACAAGGGCGAATACAATGTGCTGTGCAACTCAATGCTCCTCACAGAGGGCTGGGACTGTCCGTCAGTTGACTGCGTTATCGTGCTAAGACCAACAAAGGTGCGTGGGCTTTACTGTCAAATGGTAGGCAGAGGCACAAGGCTCTGCGAGGGAAAGACAGAGCTTTTGCTGCTTGACTTTCTGTGGCACACAGAACGCCACGAGCTTTGCAGACCTGCACACCTTATCTGTCAGAATGAAGAGGTCGCTGAGAAAATGACCGAAAACCTTGCCAATGAGGCAGGCTGTGCAGTGGATATCGAAGAGGCAGAAAAACAGGCAAGCGAAGACGTTGTGGCACAGCGTGAAGAGTCTTTGGCAAAGCAGCTCAAAGAAATGAAAACACGCAAGCGAAAGCTCGTTGACCCTTTACAGTATGAAATGTCAATACAGGCTGAGGACTTGTCCTCTTACGTTCCTGCCTTTGGCTGGGAGTGTGCTCCTGCTACCGACAAGCAGAAAGCAAAGCTTGAAAAGCTGGGCATTTTCCCTGACGATATAGACAACGCAGGCAAGGCAAAGCTTATCCTTGACCGACTTGAAAAGCGCCGCAATGCAGGACTTACCACTCCAAAGCAGATAAGGCTGCTTGAAAGCAAGGGCTTTGAGCACGTTGGCTCTTGGAGCTTTGACAGTGCAAGCAAAATGATAGCCCGTATCTCTGCCAACGGCTGGAGAGTGCCGAGAGATATTGACCCGAAAAAATACACACCTGAGAACTAAGGAGAAGTGAATGGATAACACAAATTTGCTTAAAATGCTTGAATACATAGACCCTGCAAGCTGTGATTATCAGGAATGGGTCAATGTGGGAATGGCTCTCAAACACGAGGGCTATTCCGTGAACGATTGGGACAGTTGGTCGAGGTCAGACAGCCGTTATCACAGCGGTGAGTGTGAACACAAGTGGCAAGGCTTTAACGGCAATGCTCAGCCCGTGACCGCAGGAACTATCGTGCAAATGGCAAAGGAAAGAGGATACAGCCCCCATGAGTTTAAGGCATACGATTGGGACGGCGAGATAGTTGCAGAAGAAAGCAGTCCCCTTGTAAACGGCGGTGAGGGCATACCGATCACCGAGCCTGCCCAATGGGATCCTGTCAAGGAGATAGTCACATATCTTGAAACACTCTTTGAAGCAGGAGAGAACGTGGGCTATGTTACGCAAACGTGGGAAACAGAAAAGGACGGCAAGACCAAGTATCTGCCTACAAAGGGCTGCTGTGACAGGACGGCAGGGGAGATTATCAAGAGGCTTGGCGAATGTAACGGCGACATTGGTGCGGTGTTTGGCGACTACAAGGAAGAAGCCGGAGCGTGGATCCGCTTCAATCCTCTTGACGGCAAGGGCGTAAAGAACGAGAATGTAACAGACTACCGCTATGCTCTTGTTGAAAGCGACTCTATGCCTATAGAACAGCAGAACGCTGTGATGAGAGAGCTTGAACTTCCTATCGCTGTGCTTGTATACAGCGGCGGGAAGAGCGTTCACGCTATCGTCAAGATAGACGCTCCCAACTATGATGAATACCGCAGGCGTGTTGATTTTCTTTACAAGGTCTGCAAGGAAAGTGGCCTTGACATAGATAAACAAAACCGCAATCCCTCACGTCTTAGCCGTATGCCAGGCGTTATGAGGAACGGCAAGAAACAGTTCATCATTGACAAGAACATAGGCAAAGAAAGCTTTTCAGAATGGAAAGATTACATAGAGAGTATCAATGATGATCTCCCCGACCCTGAGAGCCTGAGTGCTGAGTGGGATAACCTGCCTGAGCTTGCTCCGCCACTTATTGACGGCGTTCTCAGACAGGGTCACAAAATGCTCATTGCAGGTCCGTCAAAGGCAGGCAAGTCTTATGCACTTATCGAAATGTGCGTGGCGATAGCTGAGGGGGTAAAGTGGTTTGGCTGGCAATGCACCAAAGGAAAAATACTATACGTCAACCTGGAGCTTGACAGAGCATCTTGTCTGCACCGTTTCAAGGACGTGTACACCGCAATGCACTTAGAGCCTGATAACCTCAACAGCATAGACATATGGAACCTGCGAGGTCACAGCGTACCAATGGACAAGCTTGCACCAAAGCTTATACGCCGAGCAAGCAAGAAGAATTACATTGCCGTGATAATAGACCCTATCTACAAGGTCATAACAGGCGATGAGAACTCAGCAGACCAAATGGCACACTTTTGCAACCAGTTTGACAAGGTATGCACAGAGCTTGGCTGTGCGGTCATATACTGCCACCACCACTCAAAGGGAGCGCAGGGCGGTAAGCGTTCAATGGACAGAGCCAGCGGTTCAGGAGTATTCGCCCGTGACCCTGACGCACTTCTTGACCTTTCAGAGCTTGACATCTCAGACAGCCTTTACAAACAGCAGGAGGACGAAACTGTTTGCCGTATCTGCGAGAACTGGATGAGGAGATTTTACAGAAATACTGATGACCTTTGTTCACAGGACGATCTTGTTACGCCGTCAAAAATGCTTGAGATAACACACAAGCACCTGCACCCGAACTCATACAAGCTTATGATGGCCGACATAGACAAGGCTAAGCTTGCGGTAAGAAACCGCACGGCATGGCGTATAGAGGGTACTCTGAGAGAGTTCCCGAAATTTGCTCCCCTCAATATGTGGTTTGATTATCCTGTTCACAGAGAGGATACCGTGGGCGTGCTTAAAGACTGCGAGGTAGAGGACATCTCACCGAATTGGAAGAAGAATTTCAGCAAGAAAAAGACCAATGAAGACCGCAGCAAGGAGCGCAAGGAGAGCATTGAAACAGCTTTCAGCGGTGTGCAGGAGAACGGCAAGTGCAGGATCTCTGAGCTGGTGGAGTATCTTGCAGTTACCGAAAAGACAGTGCGTTCAAGGCTAAAAGAGCATGGTGGTTTTTGGATAGATGACGGAGAATGCGGCTTAAAAAAGTGAGGGAAAGAAAGGAAAAAGTCGAGAAAATTTACTTTGAAACGGAAAAGAAAAAATCGAGTATGCGTAAGGAAAATATCGGTGTTTTCCCTTAGGAAGAAAATATCGACAAAATACCGACTTTTTCCCGAGGGAAGAAAAAGTATATTATTACATAATATATATTTTCGGGCATAAGCCGCCCGAAAATCTATTCTGAAATAATAAGGCGGCTAGCACACCGACCGCACGAGAGGAGCAGATAACAATGACTGAATTTTTTATGGCAATGATACCGCCGACAGCTACAGCGCAGGAACACAAGGTGGCAGTGAGAAACGGCAAGCCGATATTTTATGACCCACCCGATGTCAAGGCGGCAAAAGAAAAGCTCACGGCAAACCTAGCAAGGCACAGACCGCCTGAGAAGTACATCTGTGGGATAAGGCTGATAACAAAGTGGCTGTTTCCTAATGACGGCAAGCACAAGGACGGAGAGTACAAGATCAGCAAGCCCGACACAGACAACCTGCAGAAGATGTTCAAGGACTGCATGACAAAGCTTGACTTCTGGACAGACGACCAGCTTGTGGCAAGTGAGATATGTGAGAAGTTTTGGGCGAACACGCCAGGCATTTATGTGAGGATAGAGGAGCTATGACGATACACGAGGTAAAGAAAAGTCTTGGACGCAGGGTGAGCTACAACGGCTCTGACTGCTACGAGTTGACAGGGTGCATTATCCGCAAGAACAGTAAGACAGGTCAGTTCTTCTATCAGGCAGAGATCGCTGACAAGACTTGTGGCAATACGTTGGTGTATTGTAGGCTGGAAGAGTTGAGGTGTGAGGAGGCAAAAGAGTGAAAACACACGATCTGAAACTTAGCATAGAATTTTGTGACGCCGTTCTGAGCGGTGAGAAAACCTTTGAAGTCAGAAAGAATGACAGGGGTTTTCAGACAGGAGATCTGATAAGATTTATACCGACTGACGGAACGTCTTATCGTAGCTCAGACGGCACAGTAAGAGAACACGCAAAACATGAGATATCAGAACATACATACAAGATAACATATATCCTCAACGGCTGGGGAATAAAGAATGGGTATGTTGTGCTGGGAATTAAGGAGTATAGACAAACTGAGGAGGTATAACAATGTCAAGATATATTGACGCAGAAAAGTTAAAGTGTTCTATTGATTCGGAAACAGACAGCATATTTGATTGGGATATGACCATAGAAGAACTTTATTATAACCTGTGCAAACTGGTTGATGATGAACCTACCGCAGACGTGCAGGAAGCAAGGCACGGAAAGTGGGAAGCCACAGAATTAATGTATGAAAACGGCTGTACAAGATGTAGTGAATGTAAAACAGAATATTATGCAAGCAATTTAGAAGAAATATGCGGCGATACGTTCCCGACTTATTGTCCACTTTGCGGAGCAAGAATGGACGGTGTTGCTAATGGCTGACCCAATGACCATGTCACGCCTGAAAGCCTATCGCAGGAACGCCTCAGCCATTGAGGACATCAAGGCAGAACTTTCAGGCAAGTACGTTGCCGACAGTATCAGCGTATGCACTCCGCCGTCCTACACGCCACACAGCACACGCATAGACGGCTTCTTGCCAAACGGTGATACACTTTCATTGCTGTGCGAACAGGCACGGCTAGAGCGTGAGCAGAGGTCTGTGGAGGAGTTTATCAAGGGGATAGAGGATAGACAAATGAGAAAGATATTTGTACTCAGGTTTGTAAAAGGCTTTACTTGGATACAGATAGGACACAAGGTCGGAGGTACGGCGGACGGCTGTAGAATGGCAGTCAAAAGATATTTGAAAAAATAATCAAGTGTGTTCGTTTTGTTCGTTTTAGGTGTGATATAATTAAACTGAGGAAAGTGTAGATGTACCTCAGACTTGTACTTTCATTGAAGTCACCTCCAATTTTCTAAGCCCCGTAAGGGGCTTATGCAGGTCGAGAGCGAGCCACCGCTCAGACCTGCTCCACCATTTACAAAACTCCTTAAATTATTTTCACAAGAGCGGCTGCATTTTGCGGTCGCTTTTGCGTTGTGTCGTAAAAAGTTCATAAATGTCGAATTTTTGATATACTGCATAAAAAATACAATTGTGTTTTATGCAGTAAATAGAAATTCGGTGCATTTCGTTGATTTCCGCTCTGATTAGTGATATTATTTAAGAAATATTATTATGAGGAGTGATTGTTATGGAAAACAAATTTGATAAAATAATGCATTATGCTAATTTCAATATTACTTTTGGTGCTGAAAATGAGCCAATGCTGTCTTATTTTGAAGATATTATCTTACCGGCGTTTAACAGCGGTTATAAACGTGTGAAGGTGATTGATGGAAAAGAGGATTTTCCCAAATTTAGTTTTAGCGATATTGAGCTTAAGTGTATAGATGGTGTTTATGTCCTGGTTGGTAATTATATAAAAGAAACAGAATATAATATATTATCACAAATAAAAGGTGGCAAACTAACAAGTGTTAATTCTCTAGTACCGGCCGCTCCGTATTCACGCTTTATTATTTTTCTTGATAATCATAAGATGATTTTGGTGCGTAATCAAATTGCAAGCCCAGACATACGTAGTTTTCAAAAGACTTTTATGGAGTGCATAAATAGTTTTATAAGAGTTAATAATAAGTCTATTCCAAAGGGTAGTTCGGCTCTGCCACATGCTAGTGTCCATATAGTGGATATGCCAAAGTCTGATGATATAGATTGTATGTTTTCAAAGGTCAAAAAGATTAGAAAAGTAAATTTGTCCTTTTACCCACTTAACAATGATGAATATCATTTGCCACTTTTTGAAAATCTCACGGAAACACGTAAAAGTATTTGTAGTAATACTGGTAGTGTTAGTTTTAATTCGCCAAAATCAAAATCAGGTGTAAAAGAGCTTATGAATAATGCTAATGGCTTAGTAAAAACGTCAGTTTATGTTGAAACTTATGATGGGGGAAAAGAAAAAATAACGCCAGAAACTGTAGTTACAACTCGTAACGTAACTGTTTCTGGAGATTTGACGGATAAGTCAGATGAATATTTGTTTTCTGTAGCTAGAAATTCTAACGTTATGAGTGAGGTGAGCAGTTCAAACAAAAAAATATATGATAGAGTCAAAAAAACTTTAATGAAATTTATAAAGATAAAATAATTCTATTCGGCGGTGTCATATGAAAACCAATGATAATCATAATTTATATGATCGTTCTTTAGATGAATTTATACGTAAATTCCAACCTAAAGATATAATAAAAAATGCAATAAGGGAAATAGTGCCTAACAAAAGAAATTGGAAATCTTTTTGCATATTGGTCATAATAAGTATTATCCTTTCTTTAGCTGTGGCTTTCAATAAAAACACAATTAGCATTGTATCAAATATTGCAAATAAAATGATTGATATACAACTTGCAGTGTTTGGAAGCGTATTGGCAATTTACTCAATTATACTTGTCCTTTTAGATGATGAATTTACGAAACTGCTAGCAAAGCTGGAAGATTCGGAAAAGGAAAACAAAACAGAATTGAATAAGAGCATTCAATATATGGAATCAGTGTTGTATTTGTATTTATTTGGTCTAATGACTTCTGCTTTTATTTATTTCGTTTGTCTGTTATTTGATAATGGTTTTTTACTATTTTCAAGTGAATTTTTTAGTAGTTTTTTGTGTGCATTGTTTATAATACCATATTTGTCATATAGCATTCGTATAATTTATGAATTGAAAAGTATCGTTTTCAACACGGCTGTTTTATTAAGATATAGCATTGCAAAAAAATTACTAAAGTTTGTGGAAGAAGAGAATAGTCAGGATAAAAAATAACAAATTAAAGCCCCACTAAATTGGGGCTTTTTTATACCCAAAAGAACAAAAAATCGAGGTGAGGTGAATGCCGAATGAACAGAATTTAATAGTTCCAAGCTCGAGTGAAGCTCGAAAAAACGGTGCAAAAGGCGGTAAAAAATCAGGCGAAGTCCGCAGGCGTAAAAAGACTATGAAGCAGGTGATGGACTTCCTGCTTGAACAGCCTGCCAATACCAGAGCGGACTATGAGTTTCTCGTTGAGCAGGGCATTGACCTTAACAGCCTTGACCCTGACTTCATAAATAATATGCTTCTTGTGAATGCGGCTCTTATGGCAAGGGCTAAGCAAGGAGACGTTGCGGCGGTGAAAGAGCTGCGTGACATTATCCGTGATGACGATATGCTCAAACATAAGATAAAATACGATAACGCAAGGCTCAGGCTTGAAAAACAAAAGCTTGAGCCTGTTTCTATGCCTGATAAGGTGTACAGCGGTATCCCTGCGAGCCTTGTCGCTCCTACGTTCTCGCCTGTCCTGTTCGATATTGCAGAGCAGGAACATTCCGAGTATGTTTTCCCCGGCGGACGTGGCTCGACTAAATCTTCATTCTGCGGTCTGAACGTTATCGACCTGCTGATGAAGAACGAGAATATGCACGTCTGTGTTCTGCGTGCTGTGGCGAATACTCTTAAAGACAGCGTTTATTCTCAGATACTCTGGGCAATATCTGCACTTGGTCTTGATGATGAGTTTGCCTGCACAAAGTCGCCCCTTGAAATCACACGCATTTCAACAGGGCAGAAAATATACTTTCGTGGTGCTGATGACCCGCACAAGATAAAGTCTATCAAGCCTCCTTTTGGCTATATCGGCATCGTGTGGTTTGAGGAGCTTGACCAGTTCGGCGGTGAAGAAGCTGTGCGAACGATAGAACAGTCTGTTATAAGAGGCGGCGAGAGAGCATATAAGTTCAAGTCTTTCAACCCTCCGAAGTCGGCTCAGAACTGGGCGAATAAGTACATCAAAGTGCCGAGAACGGACAGGCTCGTTACCGAAAGCACTTATCTTACTGTGCCGAAAAAGTGGCTTGGCAAGCCTTTTCTTGATGACGCCGAATTTCTCAAAGAAACCAATCCCACTGCCTATGAGAACGAGTATATGGGCGTTGCAAACGGTACGGGTGGCAATGTTTTCGATAACGTCCTCATAAGAGAGATAACCGACGACGAGATAGCACAGTTTGATAATATCTATAACGGCGTTGACTGGGGCTGGTATCCCGACCTTTACGCTTTTGTCAGAGTGCATTATGCCCCTGCTCAGCACACGCTGTTCATATGGCAGGAGTACACCTGCAACAAAACAAAGAATATTGATACCGCAAAGCATTTGCTGGAGCTTGGTATCACGGCAAATGACCTTATCACCTGCGACAGCGCAGAGAATAAGTCTGTTGAGGATTACAGAGCATACGGATTGCTTGCGAGAGGTGCAGAGAAAGGTCCTAACAGCAGGGAGTATTCATATAAGTGGCTGCAATCTCTGCGGAGTATTGTTATAGATAACAAGCGTTGCCCTGTGGCTTGCGAGGAGTTCATCAACTGCGAATATGACAGGGATAAAGAGGGCAACGTTATAAGCGGCTATCCCGACGGCAATGACCACGTTATCGACGCCGTTCGGTATGCAATGGAAAGAGTATGGAAAAGGCGGGGTCAGTAAGCTATGGGCATTATTTCAAAAATAAGGGAGTGGATAAGCAGAATGCTTTCAAAGTCAGATATAAAGGGCGTTTACGGCATTGATATCGCCGTGACGGACAGTATGATAAGAGCTATCGACAAGTGGGACAGAATGTATGCAGGCAATGCAGCACCCAAGGGAGTTCACTCTCTACGGCTTGAACACGCTGTTGTGAGGGAGTTTGCAAACACGGCTATCAATGAAATGACCCTGAAAGTTTCCAACGATAAGCTTGATGCCATAATGAAAAACGCCCTTGAAAACATCAATAAAAATCTGCAAAGAGGTCTTGCAACAGGAGCAATGATAATAAAGCCGCTGGGTGCTGATAAGGTGCAGTATGTTCCGCAGTCGCAGTTCATTCCTGTGGAGTATGACGTGAACAGCAGGCTTATAAAGGTCATATTCCCTGAGATAAAACGCATGGGCGATAATGATTACCGCATAAGGCTTGAATATCACGCTCTGGACTATGAAAAAGGGCTGACTATCACAAACAGGGCTTTTCGCTCCAATGACGGCGTATCTCTTGGTGCTGAGATACCTCTCACGGCTGTTGCAGAGTGGGCGGAGCTTATCCCTAAGATAGCCTATCCTCTTATGCTGCGACCCTCTTTCGGCTATTATGTCAACCCTATCGACAATACAGTTGACGGTTCACATTCAGGCGTATCAGTGTTCGCAGGGGCGGAAGAGGTCATAAGAAAAGCTGATATCCAATTCGGCAGGCTCGATTGGGAGTTTGAATCGGGAGAACGTGCAATAGACGTTGACGAGGCTGTGTTAAGACCTGTGACAGACCCGTTCACAGGTAAGAAACGTGCAGAAATGCCAAAGCTCAATGAACGGCTTTTCAGAGGGGTAAACGTGTCGGCCGGCACGAGCGGTGACTTTTATCACGAGTTCTCACCGCAGTTAAGGCAGGCTGATTTTATCGCAGGACTTGAAGAATACAAGCGTGAGATAGAGTTTGCTGTGGGGCTGTCCTATGGGGATATCTCAAACCCACAGACAGTTGACAAGACAGCCACGGAGATAAAGTCCTCAAAGCAGAGAAAGTTCGATACTGTCACGGCGATACAGAATAATCTCCGTGTCTGTCTCGAAGACCTGTGCTATTCGCTGGCGTTCTATAATGGGCTTACTCAAAGCGGTTATGAGCTGTCTGTGAACTTCGAGGACAGTATCCTTGCTGATGATGAAACAAAGCGTGCAAGCGATCGTCAGGACGTTTCTATGGGCATTATGCCACTGTGGGAATACCGAATGAAATGGTATGGTGAGGACGAGGAAACGGCTAAGAAAATGACCTCCGACAGCACCGCAGAGGTAATAGAATAATGCTCAAAGCAAGCGAGATAGAGCGAGTTTCAATGGTTCTTGACAAGCCCCTGCGTGACCTTGAAATGCGGATAATGGAGGATATTGTCCGTAGGATAAAGATAAACGGCGAGATAACACGTTCGGCAGATTGGCAGATATACAGGCTTCACGAGCTTGGAATAAGCAAGCGTGAGATAAAGAAAGCCATAGCCGATAACCTTGACCTATCCAAAGCTGAGATAAAAGAGCTGTACAATGAAATCCTGCAAAAAGGCTATGAATGGGACGATAGCATATACAAGACCAAAGGCAAAGCACGGATACCCCTTGAAGAAAATGAGGGCCTGCAAAGGCTGCTGTCGGCTGTATCGGAGCAGACTTCGGGGGAGCTTAAAAACATATCTCAGTCACTCGGATTTGCAGTAAAACAGCCTGACGGCAAGCTGAAATTCACGCAGGCGGCTGACTTCTATCAGCAGAGCCTTGATAACGCCATAATGGGCATAGCAAGCGGAGCTTTCGACTATAACACGGTCATAAAGAAAGTCATTTCGGATATGACGAACTCAGGTCTGCGTACTGTGGACTATGCCACAGGCTGGAGCAACAGGGCAGACGTAGCCGCAAGGCGTTCGGTGATGACAGGGCTTTCACAGCTAACCGCAAAAATGAATGAGGACAACGCAAAAGAGCTTGGCACAGACTATTTTGAAGTCACCTGGCACAGCGGGGCAAGACCTTCTCACCAAGAATGGCAGGGCAAGGTCTACAGCAAAAAAGAGCTTGAAACTATCTGCGGTCTTGGTACTGTGACAGGTCTGTGCGGTGCGAATTGCTATCACGATTATTACCCTTTTATCCCCGGCATATCTGAGCGTTCCTACACAGACGAGGAGCTTGCACAGATGAATGCAGAGGAGAACAAGCCTGTTAAGTACGGTGATAAAGAGTACACAAAGTATGAAGCTTTACAGCGGCAAAGAAAGCTTGAAACTGCAATGAGAGCCCAGCGGCAGAAGATACATCTTCTTGAAGAGGCAGGTGCAGGCGAGGAGGATATCATCAACGCACGCAGCCGATATCGTGGCACTTCCCAGGAGTATACAAGGTTTTCAAAAGCAATGGGTCTGCCTCAGCAAAGAGAGCGTGTGAACGCCGACGGACTGGGGAATATCGGGGTGGGAAAAACCAAGATAGACTTGACGCAAAAAGATTATAGTGATATAATTGATATGAAAGGTAAGATGTCTGATATAGACGTGCGAAAGTGGTACAGACACCATAACAAAAATATCCCTCAGCTTATCGACAAAAGCAAGTCTATTGAAGAACAGGCAAGACAAGCTTGTGAACTGCGTAACAAGTATCGCTTTCAGGCAAGAGAGTTAATGGAAGATCAAAAAGCTCGTAAAACCCTTGACCAGACCGAACCTATCATTTCTTTTGAAGACTTGGTATCAAATAAAATGGTACGAAAAAACATGAGCAGAGAAGAAGCTATAGCAGACACTTTGAAGACCGCTGTAAAAACACGAAGATCAGTAGATAAAAGGTATGGATTGGATGATCAGCAATGAAGAAATATGAATACAATATTTGCACGGCTGCGGACAAAGAAATTTTTGATAAGCAATGTGCAGCATTGGAAAAGCATATCCCAGGCATTGAACGGTCCGATATGCTGACAGATGTTGACGGCTCACAAACGCAGATATATGAATTAAACGGAAAGAAGATAATCGTACACAACAGTTATTATATTGACGCTGTGTACATTGATTCAGAAGTTGAACTTACAGAGTATTTCAAATGATAATTTTACCGCTTGACTAATGTCGGGCGGTATTTTTATACCCAAAAATCGGAACTAAGCACCTTAACGGGTGCTTTTTTCATACCATTTCGTCCTTGGTATGACGTTAAACTGTCAGACTTTCACACCGCAGACAGAGCGGTATATAAGCTATGTAGAAAGGACAAACATATGAAAAACATTTTTGAGATCCTTGCCGCTCTGGGTATCGTTATCCCTGAGGACAAGAAACAGGACATCACAAAACAGGTGGCAGAGAATTATAAGACTGTGGCTGAGTTTGAAAAGGTGAAAAGCCGCCTTGAGGTGGAGCGTGATAACTATAAGGACAGCCTTGATACCGCACAGAACTCTCTCAAAGAATTTGAGGGTGTGGACGTCAAGGAGCTTAACGGCAAAGTCGCACAGCTCACTGCTGACCTTGCTAAGAAAGATACCGAGTATCAGGCGAAGATATCTGATATGGAGTTTGACGCTGCCCTTGATAACGCTATCTCGGCAAGCAAGGCAAGAAACGTCAAGGCTCTTAAAGCTTTGCTTGATGTGGAAACTCTCAAAGCTTCCAAAAATCAGGCTGAGGATATCAAGACGGCTATCGAGAACGTGAAGAAAGATAACGATTATCTTTTTGAAAGCTCCGAGCCTATCAAGAACCCGGTTGCTCCCACAGGAACGCCTGCCGCAGGTGAAGTGAGTAAGGAAACCTTTGCAAAAATGGGGTATATGCAGAGGCTGGAACTTAAACGAATAGACCCCGAAAAATACGAACAGTTGAAAGGATAGGATATTATGAAAATGACAAATGGCATTAGAATTTCTATGCAGTATTTCGCAGAACAGACAAAGATCACCGACCTTATCGATCCTGAGGTAATGAGTGATATGATCGACGCAAAGATAGAGTCTAAGATAACTGTATCTCCCTTTGCGAAGATAGACAGAACGCTCGTTGGCGTGCCTGGCGACACTATCACAGTGCCGCAGTACAAGTATATCGGCGATGCAGTTGATGTTGCAGAGGGCGTTGAAGCCGAAACTGTCAAGCTTGAAACAGACTCCACTCAGGCTAAGGTAAAGAAAGCCATGAAAGCGGTGGAGATAACCGACGAGGCTCTTCTCAGCGGCTATGGCAACCCTGTAGGTCAGGCGACTTCACAGCTTGCAATGTCTATCGCTTCTAAGGTGGACGCAGACAGCATGGACGCACTTATGAAAGCTCAGCTCATCTATGACGGCTCGGCTTCTGCTATCTCTTACAGCGGCATTGTTGACGCTGTTGACAAGTTCAATGAGGAGCTGAACACCGAAAAGGCTATGTTTATTAATCCTCATCAGAACTCACAGCTCAGAAAGGACCCGAACTTTATTTCTGCCGATAAGTATGACGGCAATGTGGTCATGACAGGCGAGATAGGCAAAATAGCGAACTGCCGTATCGTTCCGTCAAAGAAAGTTTCACTTAACGAGGCTATCCCAGAACAGTATGTGAGAGTTGACAGCGATGCAGAGGGTGCAAAGGAAGTTATTGCGGACAGCACAGCTTCACCAACTGCTTCACAGATAAAGCTCGGATCAGTAACGCCTTGTGCAGAGGGTTACGCTCCAAAGGTGGGTGACTATGTTGTAAAGAACGCCGCTGTTAAGGCTGGCACTTTCTACATATGCCCTATCATCAAGCTCAACGCTGATACTGAAACAGAGGACGAAACATCAGCTCTGACTATCTACCTCAAGCGTGACACCAACGTTGAAACAGAGAGAAGAAGCACAAAGCGCTGCACAGATATATCTGCTGACAAGCATTACACTGTGGCTATTTCAGATCAGTCAAAGGTAGTGCTTGCAAGATTCAAGAAGTAAAGAGGTGCGGCAGTATGAAAGCATATGCAAGCGAGAGCTATTATATAGGCGTTTATCTTTGCGGCAAAGAGCCTGACATATCTGCCGCTTTTGACTTCTATGCAATGCAAGCCACAAGCCTTATGAAGCAATATACCCTTGACAACGTTGACGAGAACGATATCCCCGAAGAAGTGAAAATGTGCTGCTGTGAGCTTGCGGAGAATATCTTCAAGGCAGAGCAGGAGGGCGGCACTCAGGGGGTGTCTTCCGAAAGCGTTGGAGGCTGGTCAAAGTCATATGAAAGCTCAGATATCCGCAGGCAGAACGCTGACAGAGCCGTTCACGATATCGTGTACAAATGGCTCGGCGGAACAGGGTTGCTTTACAGAGGGGTGAGGTAAATGCTTGCAAACAGCGATTGCACAGTGTATCTTTTCGACAAGCAGACAGAGGGATTTGTGCGGAAGTATGCAGAGAAAGTTTACTGGTGTGAGAATAAGTCGGGAAGTATCGTGAAAAGCGGTATGCAGACCTCAGACAGCACAAGGGTGTATTTCTATGATGATAATGCACCGAAAACCCCTGCAAAGGATATGCTTGTGAGAGGAAAGTGTGAGTTTGAGTTTGATAACCAAACGCCGCAGAGCATATCTGAGAGCATGAAAATCTTCCGTGCGGAGTATGACTTTGTTACGGTAATGAGCATTGATGATTATATGTTCGGCGGTCTGCCACATATGGAGGTGAGCGTGAAATGAAGATAGGTCAGCCTATGGACAGCAGGGCTATCACTTGGGATAAGTCCTTTGCAGGCAAGTATTCAGAACGCTTTGATAAGGCTCAAAAGTTCATTGACGCTGAGTGCATAAGGCATATGGTGAAGTATACACCTACCCTCAGCACTAATCTGAGAAAGTCTGCCACGAGAGGCACAAAAATAGGCAGCGGCAAGATACAGTATCTTGCACCTTACGCACGCTATCAGTATTACGGCAAGCTTATGGTATCCTCTGTTACAGGCTCGTCTTACGCCCGGCATGGAGAAAAGAAAGTGCTGACGGACAAAGACCTTGTTTACAGCACTTTTAAAGAGCCACTTGCAGGCAAGCTTTGGTTTGAGCGAATGAAAGCCGACAAGAAAAAGCAGATACTCAGAGGAGCGGCGGCGATAATGGGAGGCAAAGTGAAATGAACATAATCAAGCTTGTGAAAGATATTTTGCAGCAGTTCCCCAAAATATCGGAGGTTTGCAACGATATCCATATCGACTTTACCGATGATACGCCAACCAATTACGGCTTGTCCTCAACAGGCGACAGCCTTATAAGTTCTGATATTTTGGGCGGTCAGACAAGACAGCATAACTTCATTCTCTATGCGGTGTATCAGTCTATGAACGACTTTGACCGAATGTCAAACAGCGGCGTACTGCTTGAATTGCAGATGTGGCTTGAAAGCTATGCAGACAAGCATAGAGATACCACGTTCTCCACCATAACAGAGGGTGAGGAAAGGACAGGCGTTCTTGAAAAGCTCACCTGTGCAAATGGAATGATATATGCAATACCAAATGAAAACACAAACGATACTGTGCAGTATCAATTACAGATAGCGGCACAGTATCAGATATAAAAGGAGAAAAACATATGCCTGATTATTCATACAAGAGCGGAAAGCTCAACAGAAGTCATCTTCTGCATTATCTTGACACTACATTCGCAGCGGTCGCCTCATCACCAAGCTGGTATCTTCTCGGTAAGGACGTTGAGGACGCAAGTGTGGCACTCAACCCTGACACTTCCACAAAGAAGAATATCCTTGATGAAACCACAGTTGAGGACAACGGCTATGAGCCTGAGTTCGACCTTGACACATTCTATGCAAAGCCCGGTGACGCACTTTACGAAAAGCTCAAGGATATCATGATGAATCGTCTTACGGGCGACGCCTGCAAGACAAGTGTTCTCGAGGTCATCGTTGACAAGACCACAGGTGCGTATGACGCATGGACGGAAGATGTCATAGTCAAGCCGCAGTCTTATGGCGGACCGCAGGGTGGCGTAAATATCCCGTTCAACTGCACCTTTGCAGGAAACAGAGTGAAAGGCTCTGTCACCTTTGCGGCAGGCGTGCCAACGTTTGCAAAGACTACGGAAGAATAAACTATATGACAAACATATGAAAGCACTTCGTTCAGAGCGGAGTGCTTTTTGTTTGCCGTAATACAGAAAGGACGATAGAAATGTCAATGCAGTCAATAGATTTTAACAGCGGCAATTACAAAGAGTACGCTATAAACGGCGACGAGAACAGAGTGATAAGGATAAACGTGTCAGACGTTGGTATCATCACTAGGATACAGGACGCTATGAGTAAGGTTGACAATATCGCAGAAGAAGTGTCAGAACGTGAGAAGAACGAGGACAGAACTCAGCTTCTCAAAGAGTATGACCAGCGTGCAAGAGAAATGGTCAATGACATATTTGGAACGGATGTGTGTACGGCGGCGCTCGGAAGCGTGAACGTGTTCTCTGTGGCTTCAAACGGCAAGCCTGTGCTTGTGAACTTCCTTGAAGCTCTTCTTGCGGTGGTGGTGCAGGAGATAAAGTCAGCACAGACGGCGGCTCAGATAAAGCTCGAAGAAAAGGTGGAGAAGTACACCGCACCTGTTATCGCTCATCAACATATTGCTCAGCCTGTGGTCAATGTGTCTGAGCTTTCTGACGAGGACAAAAAGGCTCTGCTCAGGGAGCTGCTGAAATGATAGGCAACTTGCCCACAGTCCTTGAAATAGGCGGCAAAGAGTATGCCATACGCTCAGATTTTCGGGTCATACTGCGTATCTATTCAGCCTTTGCAGACCCTGAACTTGACGAGCGTGAAAAGTGCTATGTGTGCCTTAAATGCCTTTACGCTGAGGATATCCCACGAGAACATTTGCAGGAGGCTGTCAACAAGGCTTATTGGTTTGTAGGCGGTGGAGATGTTCCCCAGGAGAGCGTTCAGCCTGCAAAGACTATTGATTGGGAGCAGGACGAGAGTATTATTTTTCCTGCGGTGAACAAGGCGGCAGGCTTTGAAACGAGGACGGTAAAATATCTTCATTGGTGGACTTTTCTTGGCTATTTCAATGAGATAGGCGAGGGGCTTTTTTCGTCTGTTATAGGCATACGGCAAAAGCTTAACAAGGGCAAAAAGCTTGAAAAATACGAGCAGGAGTTTTACAGAAACCACCGCAATATGATAGACCTTAAACGAAAGCTCTCAGCAGAAGAGCAGAGGGCTGAAAACGAGGACAAAGAGTTTCTGAAACAGCTGACGGGAGGTGAATGACAATGGCTGACGGGTGCTTGAATTTTGACACCAACATAAACAGCGAGGGCTTTGAAAAGGGCTTGAAAAGCCTTTCCGATATGGTGGGGGATATCAAGCCAAAGCTTAAAAGCCTTGCAATGGCTGTGACGGCAGCATTCTCCGTCAAGAAGCTTGTGGACTTCGGCAGGCAATCCATAGAAACAGCCTCAGATCTTGCGGAAATTCAGAACGTTGTTGATACGGCTTTCGGAGAGTCCAAGCAGAAAATGGAGGACTTCGCTGACACGGCTGTCAAGACCTACGGCATTTCAAAACTCACCGCAAAGCAGACAGGCTCAAACTTCATGGCAATGGCGGCAGGAATGGGGCTTGCCAATGACAGTGCAAGCGATATGGCTATGGCTCTTACAGGGCTGTCGGCGGATATGGCTTCGTTTTATAACGTTGGTCAGGACGTGGCAAGCACGGCTCTGAAATCAATTTTTACAGGCGAAACTGAGACCCTCAAACAGTTCGGTATCGTTATGACGGACGCCAACTTGCAGGCGTATGCGCTTTCAAAGGGTATAACGAAGTCAACTGCCGATATGTCGCAGGCTGAAAAAGTCCAGCTGAGATACAATTACGTTATGTCGCAAACGGCTCTTGCACAGGGCGACTTTGCAAAGACGTCTGACAGCTGGGCAAACCAAACTAGAATACTTTCTGAACAATGGAAAGAGTTCGGAGCGACTATCGGCACTGTGCTGATGAACGTTCTTCTGCCTGCTGTCAAGGCGATAAACAGTCTGCTTTCACAGCTTATATCCTTGGCGCAGGGGGCAGCACAAGCACTTTCAAAGGCGTTCGGTTTTGAATTAAGCAACAGTGCAGACGAGGCTCAAAGCATAGTGAAAAGCACCTCTCAGGCGGCGGATAATTACAGCGATATAGCCGACAATGCACAACAGACACAGGAGGCACAGGAAGGCTCTCTTGCAAGCTTTGACCAGATGAACAAGCTGAATGATGAGAGCAAGTCAGACAGCACTGGGGTCAGCGGAGCTGGGGAGATAATGCAGCCTTCCGGGACTAGCGTTGAGGTGGATACGGGAAAGGCAGATAAAAAGCTGTCTGACTTTTTCAAATCAGTAAGAACTCAGTTTGAAAAGCTTGCAGACTATCTTGATAAGAATTTTAAGCCTATTTTCGCTGATATATGGAGCGGACTTGAAAAAGAGAGCATTGAACTTGCTCAGATACTCGGCGGAGTTTTCAGCGATATAAAGTCGCTTTCCGAACCGCTCAAAGCTTATTTTATAAACGATTTTACACCGCTTATGCAGACCGCTTTCAGCACGCTTGGCAAGATAGGCATAGGACTTTTTGACAGCTTCAACAAGGTGTTTTCTGATATCTGGAATGTGGCAGTGTTCCCTATACTGCAAAACTTTCTCACTGTAGGATTACCCCTAATGGCGAATTTTGGCACGCAGGTATGGAACACTCTCGGCGTACTGTTTGACAACATAAAAGAGATCTTCGATACCTTGTGGAACGGCGTTGCACAGCCTGTGTTGAACGCCTTGAAAACACTGTGGTGCGATACTTGGCAGAGCATTTCAGACTTTTGGAACGAGTGGGGACAGCCTATATTTGACGGCATAAACGAGGGCATAACCACCACAAAGAACGTATTTCTTAATCTGTGGGAAACGGTCTTGAAACCTGTGTTTGACAAGCTCATGGACGTGGCTGACAGCGTTTGGACGGAGCACTTGAAACCTCTGCTTGATGAGTTTCTCGACTTTGTTGGAACACTTATCACAAGCGTTCTGAGCATTTACAACAAAGCCATAGCACCTGTTGTGAACTGGCTTGTGAGCATACTCGGACCGATAGTCAGCAGTGTGCTTGGTAAGATAATAAAGACAGTGGGCAATGTCATAAGCAATATAATTGACGCCGTGAAGAACATTATTTCAGCACTTAAAGGTGTTGTACTGTTCATAGCGGGAGTGTTCACCGGTGATTGGAAAAAGGCTTGGCAGGGTGTAAAAAAGATTTTCAAAGGCGTATGGGACGCACTTGTTGACATAGCAAAAACACCTATCAATTTGATAATCGGGCTTATAAATGGTCTGACAGGTGCAGTTGAGGACGCTTTGAATTGGATAATCGACGGCATAAACGAGCTGAGCTTCACAACGCCTGATTGGCTTCCCGGTGATCTTGGCGGTCAGACATTTGGCTTTGACCTAAGCCAAATTGATATCCCCGAAATACCTAAACTTGCTCAAGGTGCGGTAATACCGCCGAATTCAGAGTTTCTTGCAGTTCTGGGCGATCAGAAGCGTGGCACGAATATCGAAGCTCCGCTGGATACAATCAAGCAGGCTGTTTTGCAGGCTCTTGTGTCTTATGGCGGAGCAGGCGGAAACCAGAAGATAAGCGTTACCATACCGCTTACGCTCAATGGCAGGACTATCACACAGATAGTTATTGATGATATCAACGACTATATCAAGCGCAACGGCAGGTCGCCAATAAGGGCATAGGAGGTGCAGAAAATGAAAAGCAGAGGACTTATATTCGGCAGCGAAAGGGTCGCCACACCTGCGGAAGTGAGCTTTACAAACAACAAGATATGGTCGAACAATGCAGGGCGGACGGCTAACTGTAAAATGGTGGGCGACATAAGAGCTATAAAGAAAACTGTCACACTGAAATGGTATCATCTCACAGGTGAGGAGACGGCAAAGCTCAATGAGTATATCTCCAACGTTGACAGTCCGTTTTTCAGTATCACGCTCCTTGATGAAACATTTCAGGAAAGCACTTTTGACGTTTACGCAAGCGACCCAACTTATGAGGTTTTCGGCTGGGACGAGAACAAACAGTTCTGCAAAGGCGTTGCGGTGGACTTAATAATGCAGTAAAGGAGGCAGTCGAATTGTACCAAACAAGTGAGCTTGTGGCTCAGCGTATCGAGAGCTATTGCCGTACTTGGAGGTTGTGGATAGAGAATGCAGAGGGCGTTATATCAGGTGACAGCATTATGTCAGCTGACAGCTCAATGCAGGCAACATCACTTTCAGACGACATCGAACTAGGCGCAGTATGTTCGCAATCGTGGAACATGACCATAAGTGACACTGAAACAGCGTTTCTTGGTAAAGAGTATGACACCTATCTGTATCTCGTAGACTACGAAACGAACGGCATACTTGCAGACGAAAAGATACCAATGGGACGTTTCACCTGTGTGAAGTCGAAAAAGTCGGGCGGCAGCGTTCAGCTGACAATGGCGGACAGGCTGTACTTCTCGGACAAACCATATGTGCCGCATATCCCTATGCCAAACTGGAATAAAGCAGTCGAGGACGACATTTGCAGACAGCTTGGTTTGCAGAATGGAAATGATTATACGGAAGTCAGGTTACTGCGTGACAAGAACGGCAGAAGGTTGATAGATAAGAACGGCAAAGTGCTGTACTCAAAATACTTTTACTTCAAGGTCAGCTCAGTGCCAAAGGACGTGACCATGCGCCAAATGTTGTCCTATCTGGCTTCTGCTCAGGGCGAGTTTGGGTATGTTGACAGGTACGGAAAATACGTCCGAAAGTGGTATGGCAAGAGCGTGAAAACATTGGATAACAACACAATAGACCTGCCAACACTGTCTGAAAGGCAGAACGCTATCGTGGGCATTATCTGCAAAGTCAGTGACGATGAAACGTTGTCGCTTGGTGTGACAGATACAACACAGGGACGTGTGCTAGAGTTTGAAAATCCATACATGACAGAGTCACTTTTGCGATCTCTATGGCGCAGGATAGGAGGTTTTTCGTGGTACACTACCGAATTGTACCACAGACTTGGTGACCCACGTTTCGACATAGGTGACGTGGTGACATACACCAACGGCACAGACAGCTATGATATACCGATAACAAATCTTGGTTTTAACTTTGACGGCGGACTGAGTGCTGATATTTCGGCGGTAGGTTTGTCGGTAGAAGAACAGCTTTAAGGGGGGCGAGATAATGGCTGATGAAAATTTGACATTGGCGCAAGATATCAACGACTATCCTATGCAACACGCAGGCGAGGAAATCGATGAGATACTGAGCCGAGCCGGCAAGATACACTATGGCACTGTGGAACACAAGATGACGAAAGCGAATCCACTGATGCAGATACCGCTTGGACTGACCTTTGCACCTAAACAGGTAATAGCAACGCTACGGCAGACAGGTGCACCAACACCATATCAGAACTACTGCACCCACGTCTATGGGTCAGGAACGTCATACTATCTGAGTGTCTGCATGGGAGATGGGGCAACAGGAACCGTGCCAACAGGAACATACTATGTTGATTACATTGCAATAGAGTAAAGAGGGGTGATTAAATGACGATAACATTAAATGCAGATTATGACGTAACCCTAAGCACAGCCCTGCTGGGCTATGTGGGCGAAACAAACGCTAGACCCGTGTCTGTTGATGGGCTGACAGTAGACGGTGCAGACCGCTATGTGCTGACTATCGACTATGGCGATGGTGTTCAGTACGAGGTCGATATCACAGGCGGACAGTGGACGCCAACAGCAGATATACTGCGGTCAGCGCAGACAGTCAGCTGTCAAATATGTGCGAAAAAACTGTCAGGTGATGAGTATATATTAGTTAAAAAATCACGAATTTTCCGCCTGCGTATCGGTGCAGCTATCGGCGATGTTGCCGTGCCGTCACCTGACGTGGCTATGGACGCACTGGACCGCATAGACGCCATAGGCAGACAGGTGCACGCAGATATGCAGACAGCCGTCACCGCCGCAGAAACGGCTACTACAGCGGCTGAAAACGCAGAAAAATCTGCCACAGACGCAGAGAAATCAGCAGATACCGCAGAACAGGCGGCAAGCCGTGCTGAAACCGCAAAGACAGCGGCTGAAACGTCCGCAGCACAGTCAGAAACCGCAAGGCAGGGTGCAGAAAACGCACGTCAGCAGGCGGTCACATCACAGAATAACGCTAAAATATCCGCAGCGCAGGCGGCAACATCAGCACAGCAGACCGAAGCCGACAAGACCATAACGACAGGCTACGCAAAGACCGCCAAGACCTGCGCTGACAGCACTACGGCAGATAGACAGGCGGTGCAGGAAATGGCAGAACAGGTGACAGCCGACAAAACTACAGTGGCAGACAATGCCGCTAAGGTTGCAGAGGACAGAGCAGCTGCTGAAACAGCTGCACAGACAGCACAATCCATAGCTGACAGCCTTCCTGAGGACTACACAACAGCGGTTGGGAAAATCGCTGAGAACACGGCTGAGATAGCTAACGTAAAGCTGACCGACAAGGAACTGACAAGACGTGTAAATGCGTTATATGATATGGGTCAGGGTATCACACATAGGTTTGAAACTGACAGCGATACGGCATATCAGAAAGCAGTGCCTACGGGGGCAAAGCTGATGAGCGTGAAGTCTGTGGGTGGTAGGTCAATTATGTTTAATCAGATGGCTAATGTAGCTGATATTGTTGACGAAACATTTGATTTTTACTATAGCGAGGTATTGTTCAGTGGAAATCGCCCTAAGTGGACGAAGGGGCATAAATATCTTTTTGAATTCTATGTCAAATCAAACATTGAGCCGTTCACCACATCCATTGGGTACAGCAACAAAGAGAGTGTGGCATATAACCTTGATGGTGAGTCATTTTCAAACGTGGTAACAGGTAGAAAATTGCTACTATTTACACCAGATGATAGTCTGATAGATAGCGGGTACCAGTACATTGGGCTACGCCCCGTAAGATATGACACACAGAAACGTTGCACAATAAGCGTTAAAAATTTAATGATTTTCGATTTAACCTCTATGTTCGGCTCAGGAAAAGAGCCTAGCACAGTGGAAGAATTTGAAGCTATGTTCCCTAATGAATATTACCCATACAACGCTGGGGAAGTTGTCAGTGCTGGCACAGAGAGCATTATAGAGCAAGGAAAGAATTTGTTTGACTATACTGACAAAACCTATAATGGAGCGAATATAAGCAAGGTTGAAAATGGTGTTATTTACACAAAGGGTTTGACGACAACTGTCTTAAATATTCCGACTGTTGTCGGCAGTAAATATACGCTGTCATTC